AATCTTAAAATTAAGAAAAATAGTAATATTGAAAAAGCAAAACCACAATATTTGTCTACACATTGGTATTTTAATGATACAAGTGTATTAACATAAATACATGTATATTTTATAGTTTGATTATTATATAAATTTTATAATAACATATAATTTAAATATTCATAGTTATAAATATAAATATATTATAACTATGAGTGCTATTATTTCAAATACTAAAAACAACTATATTATTTTAACAAATAATATTATTGATATAAGTAATGGTGGAAGTCTTTTATATATAAAAACAAATATTAGTGATTTAAGTAATAATAATACTGATATTAGTTGGCAAAATCTTTTACAAAGTTTGGATAATAGTAATAATACCTATAAAAATAGAATATTATTGAGTGGCAAAGTTATTAATATTAGTGGTTCTACTACTACTAGTACTAGTTGTTGTTTAATTAGTCAAAATAATATAAAAAATAATATGAAATTTATTTTTGATTCATCTAATAATAAAAATGGAAAAATATTGTTTGTGAAAAATTTAAACACTTATGATAATTCATATAATTATTTATTTAATGATTTAAGTAATACATTTTTTGGAAAAAATAACATTAATCCCTATAATATATATAATTCTTTAACTACTAATAATGATATAAGCTATAATCGTTATAGATTTCATTTAAATTATTATTTTAGCAATTCTGATATGTATCAAATAAATATTCGTGATTATTTGTATTTTAAATATTCAAACTCACAACAAAATTATAATAATACAACATATTCTATTACTAGTGTTACTAATGATTTTTCTTTTATTAATACAACAATAGATAGTTCTAGTGTTATAAATTTTAAACCGTCAAATTTTACTACACTATTAATTAATGATGCTAGTAGAAGTAATGTTTTTACAAGTGACAATAGTTTTACTAAATTAGAACAAAATACTTCTTATAGTATAAATCGCAATATATTATCTTATAATAAACTTACGTTAGATTTTAAACATGTAAATTATTATGATTTTAGTTCAACTTATACTTCTAGTTCAATAAATAATATTAATACTATTAGTACTTTTTTAATTAAAACTAACAATTTAAACATTATACAAAATATAAAAAAAAATAGTAAGATTATATTTGGTTCAAAAAAAAGTATAATTCTTCATAATGTGAAAGTATTAGATTATAGTAGTAATTTATATCATAGAACTATAAGTTTTAATAATCAAAATAAAATATTGAGGCAAGATTTTTCAAATACTATATTTTTAGGACTCGGTAATCGTTTAACAGGAATTACACAACATGATATATACAATCATGCTCATTTTTTTACTAATTCTAAACAAAAATCGATTGTTACATTTAAAAAAAATATAAATACAAATAATATTGGCAATAATTTTAATTTCCAGTCACTTATACCAAGTAAGAACAACTATTATTTGCTTGATATTTGTTTAAATTATACTAGTATTAATAATAGTCATAATATAAATAATACAATAAACTATAACATTATATTATACAATAATGTAATAGCTCAAGTAGGTAAAGTTTTTAATATAAATTTAACAACTTATTTTAATGCTTTAACTAATAATAATTTTAAAAATAGTTTTAAAAACTTAGCAAAAATAAATAATATAACTACTATATGTGGTGAAATATATTCTATAAGTTATGAGCAAATAAATACAGAAATAAATGTAAAATTTAAAAATTTTATAAGAGATTCTAATATAAATGATTTTACTATAACAAATGATGAAAATATAAAACTATTTAATATAAGAGAATTACAAGATGATGATAATAAAAATAATATATTACTAACTTCTCCTATTAATTACGATTTAAGATTTAATTATAATAAAATTTTTAATATATTTAATGATTTAGATATATATTTAAATAATGTATCCAAATCTTTAGGTTTAAAAAATACTTATTATGATTTTAAAATTTTAAATTTTTATAGTATTAGGTTTGCTAATTTTGTTATAACTAGTGGAGGAAGTGATTTTACTAATGTAGATTGTATCTATATTTATCATGACCCTATTAATGACCCTGACGAGCGTTTTAGATATCCTAATAATAATATAGAAATAAAATTTGACTCTACAATTGATACATTATCAAAAGCAATTGAACAATATCGTGGCACTGGCTCGAGCACATCAACAACAAATGCGGTTTTTATACCAGCACAAAATGGCAGCAATTTATCAAGAAAAATGATACAGGGTCTTATTGGATTAAATAATATTCCAAAATTATTATCTGTTGAACCATATGATCCTAGTTTTATAAATGGTAGAGGATTTATTAATCAATATCAATTAGATGATACTTGTATTACTAGTAATTGTGATAAAGTTGCTGTTAAACAAAACGCAATAAAACATGACTCTGTTAAAAATAGTCGAATTTATTCATCAAATTCATTAAAAAAACAAAATTTTGCTAATATAGTTAAATCCAATAGTAGAAATAAATTGTCACAAGCATGTATAAATAACAATATAACTTTAAATAATGTAGTAACTATAAATAATACTATAAATGATCCTAATTGTACTAATGTAAAAAAAACTCCTTTTACTGTAATGTTTTCAAAAGGTAAGGGGAAATTTTTATGAGCATAATAGTTAAAAACTATTTTTGTTAATTATGATAATATTGGTCGTTGATTATTTTCATATACCATAGGATAAGGCATTATAATATGTTGTTGTCTCTCAAAAAAATCTTTAAATTCTAAATTTGTAATACTTGGCACAATAACTTCACAAGGAGTTTCTAAATTTGTTGAACCTATTCCTCTTAATTGTGATTCTATATCTATAGAATTGCTAGCCAATGCTTCTCTAGATAAATGACTCGGTATATACCCTAATGAAGGAATACATTCACTAATAGGTCTTCCTGATGATGAGTGTAAATATAGATTTTCACGTAATAATTTTTCTGTGTTAGATTTTTCTAAATTGTAATTCAATTGAGTATTTTTATTTCTTGTTGAAGTCATAATATTATATAATCTAAATTATTATTTTAAATTTTTATAATTTGAAATAATAATTCAAAAAATATGAAATATGAGAGAAAATAACTATGGAAAAAATGTGAGATAAACATTAAAATTTCTGATGTCCCTCCATAAATTCATTAACGTTTAAAAATATTAATATACTATATATTTATTTGTTAGCATAAATAAAATATGTAAATGTACAAATTTTGGAAAAATAAATTTCAAAATTTTTTTGAAAAATGGACATTTATAAATGTCCAATTTTATAATTTTTAGGTCTTTTATAAAAAAGAAAAATGTGTCTCTAAAAAAAACAGATTTAGACCTTTAAGATGTAAATTCCGAATTTTTATCTTAAAAAATTATGAGCATAATTTTTTTTAAAAATTAAATTTTTATAAAAAATTATTTAGGGGTTTTTTTATATATCATATAATGATATATAATGGATACACAAATTTTACCCCAAAAACCCCAAAATTATAGTTGTGTTTGTTGTGACTTTATATCGTCTAATAAAAAAGACTATGTTAGACATTTATCAACCCAAAAGCATAAAAATAGGGAAAATGATACAATTAAGATACAAAAAAACCCCAAAAAACCCCAGACGCAATACGAGTGCTCAATATGTAAAAAAACATATAAATACCCATCAGGATTATATAGACATAAGAAAACTTGTTTAGATCATGAAAATAACGTTAATTTAAATAATCAATTAATGTTATCAAAAGAATTAATATTAGAAGTAGTAAAACAACAACAAAATCAAATTAAAGAATTGACTAATACAATAAAAGAATTAATTCCAAAAGTGGGAAATAATATTACAACAACAAATCAAAAATTTAATATTCAAGTTTTTTTAAATGAAAAATGTAAAGATGCTATAAATATGAGTGATTTTATTAAATCTATAGAAGTTAGTTTACAACAATTAGATTATACTAAGCATAATGGACTAGTAAATGGATTAAGCAATGTAATTATAGAAAATATGAATAAATTAGGATTATACCAACGACCAATTCATTGTACTGATTTAAAACGCGAATCATTATATATAAAAGATGATGACAATTGGGAAAAAGATATTAATAAAGAAAAAATTAAAAGAGTTATTAAGGATGTATCAACAAAACAATTTTATGCTCTAAGTAAATGGACAAAGGAAAATCCAGATTTTCAAAATAATGAAAATAAACAAAATTATTATACACACACGTTAGTAGCAATAGCAAATAATAAGCAACATAATGATGATAAAATAATTAAAAAACTTTGTACAAGTAGTTATATTAAAGAATAATATATTCTAAAAAATTTTTATTATTTAAAGCACTAAATTAGATATATTCAATGTCTTCCCATCTTATGGTTTTTTCAGTAATAGGGTTGTTAACAAATTTACTTTTATTATTTTCAATTAAGTTATTAACATATACCATATTAACCAAATCTGGATGAACATACCAATCTTCGAATGGATTTCCCATATTATTTACATCTTCAAATACACATATATAACCTCTTTTTTGAAAAATTTTTCGTGATTCTATTCTTGTATTACCAAAATTACTATCATATATATCATGCTCAAATGTAATGGTTGCAAATTTATATGTATCGAAAATATTATTGTCTAAGTTTGTTAGTGTTTCTATAGTAGATCCATTCCACACTTCTAGATCTATCTGTAAATAATCAAGCGATGTAGGAAAATTATTTGTTTCAAATAAATTTTTATAGTCTACCACCCTAGCATCATTCATTACATGAATACTATTAGGACGATGAAATTTATATAAAGGTAAAAACTCGTTACAGTATTCAACCATTATTCCTTTCCAATTATGTTTTGTCTCTAATATATATGAATTATTTGTATGAATTGGATGATTTGAACCAATTTCTAAAAAATATCCATTTTTTTTATTATTGAGAACATTTAATACGAATTTATCTTGTTCTGCTTGTCCGTTATACATATATATGTATAATGTATATGTAATATAGCTTTATATAGTTTTATATAGTTATATATTACATTTAAAACATTGATATATGTAAAATGGGTGATATTTTTATATCTGGGTAATGATACAAAATGGTATATAAAAACCCATAATTGTTAATTAAGATATTTATTATGTATTAGCATTATAAATATTTTATAATGTTGTAAAATTTGTCATCATTAATTAAATATATCATTAACTAAGATACAAAAAACCCTTAATATAATTTATTCTATTATAATATCTTTTAATGTAGTAAAAAACTTTTTATTTATGTCTGGTTCATTTTTTAGTCTTTTACTTATTATATATTGACATAAGCATTTATGAAAGATATCAAAATAATCATAACTAAATAACATCTGAAATAATGCCGAATTATTATTTTCTATAAAAAAAGAGATATTTGAATTTTTATATTTTTCTTTTAATGCTAATAAAATAATATCAATTTCGTAATAGTTTTGTAAAAAATAATAAATTTTTTCAATATGATTTGATACTATAATATCGTCATATTTGCTAATATTTAATGCTTGTAGTATTTGTATTTGATAACATAAATTTTTATAATATTCTTCAGGCATGCTTTTATAAGTACATAAAAATTCACTATTATAGTTTATATTTTCTAGATTATTATAATAATCATTTAAAGTATTAGTATTTGATGACATTAAATATATAAAATACTTAGTTTATATTTAATATAATTATGTGTTTATAATATATTATGTATTTATAATATATTATGTGTTTATAATATATTATGTGTTTATAATATAACTTTATTGCTTATTATCTTGATTACGGGCAAATTCTCGTGCACTCATGCCTCCTCGTTGCCAACCTTTCATAGCATCATCTTCAATAACATAAGCACTATTTGTAACATTTTCTTTAATAGAGTCAATTAATGGGTAATTTTTATATTCTGAAAAAGATTGTTCCATAGTATTATTTACAGTTTTTTTATTTAAGTCAAATTGCCCTGTTTTTAATTGAAATTCTGTATCACAATCTCCTAAACCTTTTCCTAAATAAGGTACAGTTAAAAAAGGTCTAGTTACTAATGATAATTTACATGCGGGACGCGATATATGAGTATATTTTAACTCATTATTTGCTTCAATTTCGCAACCTTTAATACCTCCTTCATGAGAACCTTTGTAAAAAACATATGGTTGCGTTAAAGCAAAATCTTGGGCTTTACTCATTGGACAACTAGGATAATAATTTTCTAAATTATAGTTGGCATTATTTACATTTTGAATATTGCGTTGATCAATTGCTGGAGAATCATTGCCTATTCTAGACATTGAATCAAATATATATGGATAGGCAATAGTTGAAGTCATTTATAATAATTTAATATATTATTTTTTTGCTATATTAATTATATTTAAAATTTTATATAGTTTTTGTATTTTATGTATATTTATAAATTTTATAAACTTCTATTTTCGAATGTATTTTTTAAACACATTTCTACATCACCATCTTTACATGAAGCCATATTTCCATAACAAAATCTAGCAAATTCTGCTTGGTTATTAGGAACTCGACTATTTGCTGTTGTATAAAATTGTCTCATTGATTGCTCAAATTCAAAATTATCTGCTTGATTATTAAATAAATTATTTTTTATATTTTCATTGTTATCAAAATTATTAACTATAAAATCTTTGGTTTCTTCATTTATGCTATTTTTAACAGCATTATTATATGAGGGAGCAGCTTCAAGTCTATTTGGATTGTCTTGTATTTCGGGCAATTGTATATTCATTAATGGATTATATGAAGTTGGATTTGTAAAATTATGTTTTACTTTTTCATACATTTCTTCATTGCTAAATGTTTCTTTCACTTTATTTAAATTAGAATTTTTATTTAATACATAATATGTAAATAGTAAAATTAGTAAAGCAATTATTCCAGTAATCAAAATTTTTATATTATTTAAAAATAGAAATCCTATTAGTGTTAATAAAATAACAAGTCTTGTTATAGCATTAATCTTTTGCTCTCGTGTCATATTTTCCATTGGCCACAATTGTGTAATAGCATTTTTATCAAATAAAATAGTAGGATTATTTAACCAAAGTGTATTGGCTAGTTCATTGTCATTATTATTATTTTTGTCATTGTCATTATTATTATTTTTGTCATTGTCATTATCATTGTCATTGTCAATATTATTTATGTTATTATCTTTGAAGATGATATTTTCATTATTTACATTATTAATATTATTATCATTATTTACTTCAACACTTCTTCTTCCTATATAAGATTCATTATTAACCATAATTTATTATATTATAATAAGTTTATAATATAATTTAATAATTATTTCGTATAAATGTATAAAATAATTATTAAAATTTACAAAAATCAGCAAAATTTATAAAAATTATGCTTCTATAATAGACTAAGTATTTCTAAATAATACATTAAATTAGAATTATACGTTTTATTACTTATTTTTCTTATTTACCTTACGTTTATTATTTGATTTACGTTTAGAATTGTCATCGCCACACATAGCATTAATATTAGCATCGCGTTGTCCTTGTTGTCCTTGTTGTCCTTGTTTCTTAATAATATCATCAATAAAACTGGTATTGTTTTTCATTTCTTCCATTAAAGACGAAAGATTTGAAGTTAAATCGTCTAATTTAATATTATTAGTACCAGAAGAAGATGTAGATTTATTAGAATCATAATTCTCTCTATAACTTACATTTGCTTTGGTTGTTTCACTATGTGTTTCAGCTTTTTTTCTCATACGTTCTTTCATTTTAGACATTTTAACATTTTGTTCCATCATATTTTGAAAAGCATTAGGATTAATTTTACCTCCTTTTGGCATAAATTGGTCTAAATTCATAGATTTAAAAATGTCATTAAAATTTCCCATTCCAGGCATATTTTTCATATTTTTAAAAACACTTGTAGCTTCCTCTAAAAGTTCACTTTCTTTTAATGAACCATCTTTCATTTTGCTATTTATTTTATTGCTTATTTTACTAATAAGACCCAATAATTTGGTAGGATTTTTCATAAATCCTTTTAATACATCATTTACATCAGTTATATTTTCCGCATCTAAATCCATATCTTTAGTTGTTTCTTCGGCAATTTCTTTGGCAAGCGACCCTATTTTGCCATTAATTAATTTATT